CAGCTTTGATTGATAATGCTCGGTTTAGAACACAGGACCTCGCTGATGAAGCTCGGTCCAACTTATCTGATTTTGCAGAGTTCTCTGAAAAGTACCTTGGTACTAAAGTACCAGCCCACATGCTCAACGTAGTTGACATGTTGGAAGGAAAAGAACCTCGTTGGGTTCATGACTCCATGGTATACGAACAAGGATCGGCGGGTCTATCCCGCCTCTTGGTAAATGTTCCACCTAACCATGCCAAGACTATGACCATCACAATTAACTACGTAACTTATCGAGTAGTTAAGAATCCTAATATCAACGTCATGGTTATATCCAAGACACAGGAACAAGCAAAGAAGTTTTTGTATGCGATCAAGCAACGCTTGACGCATCCACGGTACGCCGACCTTCAGGTCGCCTTTGGTCCTACCGATGGATATAAAGCAACCGCCGACCAGTGGTCGGCTACCAAGGTATATCTTGGTGGAGATGCTAGAGACTCCGATGCTAAAGACCCAACCATTGAAGCTATTGGTATGGGCGGGCAGGTTTATGGAAACCGTGCTGATCTAATTGTTTTAGATGACGTGGTCACTCTGAGTAATGCTTCAGAGTGGGCTAAGCAACAAGAATGGATTCGTCAGGAAGTTGCTTCTCGTTTACCGCCAGGAGGCGGTCAACTCTTGGTAGTTGGTACCAGAGTTGCAGCAGTTGATCTATATAAAGAATTAAGAAATCCAAGCCACTACACTGATGGTGTACTGCCTTGGTCATATTTGTCCATGCCTGCAGTCTTAGAATATGCAGATGATCCAAAAGGTTGGAAGACCCTTTGGGAGAAATCCGAACAACCACTTACTGAGGATGATACCCCAGATGAGAATGGAATGTTTGATCGATGGACAGGACCGCGTCTAACGGCGGTCCGTAACGAGGCAGGACCATCTAAGTGGTCACTGGTTTACCAGAACCTCGATATTGCGGAGAATGCAATCTTCGACCCGATGTGCGTCAGAGGCGCAGTAAACGGAATGAGAAAGTCGGGGGCTTTGGTTGCAGGCGCAGCAGGACACCCTGATAACTCCAATAACTTCTTTAGAGTTATAGGTATCGATCCAGCAATGACTGGTGATACCGCTGCTGTTGCCTATGCGGTTGATCGCAGAACACATAAACGCTACGTCTTAGATGTTCACATCATGACAAGCCCTACACCTGCAGCAATCCGTTCTCTAATTAAAGAGTGGACCGATGCGTATAAACCGCATGTGGTCATTGTGGAATCAAACGCTTTTCAGCTTTTCCTTACACAAGACGAAGAGATTCGTAACTTCCTGTCAACACGAGGAATCAACTATAGACCTCATTACACAGGAAATAATAAACAGGATCCCGAGTTCGGCGTAGCCTCACTCGCTCCTTTGTTTGGCACCATTACTAAGCGGGATGGTGTCATGAATAACTTTAAGCATGCTGGCGATAACTTAATTGAATTACCAGATAGCTCAAAGAATGAACACGTAAAGAAGTTAATCGAACAACTTGTAACCTGGCAACCAGGAGTACAAGGCAAGAAACTCAAGATGGACGCAGTCATGGCACTGTGGTTCTGTGAGATCGTAGCAAGAGAAACTTTACTTACTTCAGCAAATGTACCTAACTTTATGAGTAATCAATTTACTACTAGAGGAGACATCGCGTCTCGGTACATCATCAACTTAGATGATCTAGCTGCATCGCAGCGGACTGCGAGATTGTGACATTAATGAAAGAACTACAACAAGCATTTGAGCAATTAAAAGCTCGTAACTCCGAGCGCGATAAACGCATGCGCGAGGTTTCACTGGTAAGAGCAGGACAGGCAGATCAAGTATTTCAGGGATTATTTCCTGAAGGAGTTTGGTCACGTCCTATCATTGCCAACCTTATTGATGTTGTTGCTCGAGATGTTTCTGAACAAGTCGGTGTTCTACCTACCATTACTGCTGCTGGTGATTCATCATTAGATGATAACCAGCGTACCAAAGCTGACAAGCGTACAAAGATTGCTAACTACTATGTAGCAGCATCTAGACTTGGTACAGAGTTACTGCGTGGCGCAGACCAACTAGCAACATACGGTTTCGTTCCTATTAGAGTTGAACCAAACTTTAAAGACAAGAGACCACACATCCATATTGAAAACTCTATGGGTGCATATTATGATCAAGATCGTTTCGGTGTAGTTAATATCTATGCTCGTCTATATCACCGCAAGGCTGGTGATCTAGCAGCACACTTCCCAGAGTACGCCGATCAAATCTTACAATCCAATACATGGACTCGTGGTGATGGCAACTCATTACTACAAGTTGTCCGTTGGACAGACAAAGATAAAACAGTTTTATTTTTACCAGATCGTGGAGGTTTAGTTCTTGCGACGACACCAAACAAAACAGGTACAGTCCCAGTTGCGATTGCTCAACGTCCTTCACTCGATGGCGAATCCAGAGGACAATTCGACGACGTGCTGCCAGTGTACGCAGCAAAAGCAAGGCTTGCTTCTAGCAGATGAAATGAAATTAGGAACTCGCTTTCCTCAAGCTCGTGCAGGACAAGCAGAAGGTTCTATCGTTACAGGTCAAGGTGTTAAAGCACTTATGGCTGGATACGATTCTCAAGTTAAGATTTATCAATCAATCCTTGGCGAAGCAATTGGTCAAGCAATCTCCTTTGCATTTGCAACTGATGAGGCATACTTCCCAGAGTTAACTCGTGAAGTATCCGCAACTGCTAATGGAGTTCCATACAAGTTAAAGTACAAGCCAAGTTCAGATATCAATGGTAACTATGGCGTAACCGTTGAATACGGTTTAATGGCAGGTTTAGATCCTAACCGTGCTTTGGTATGGGGTCTACAAGCAAGAGGAGATAAATTAATTTCTCGAGGAATGTTGCGTCGCAACCTTCCTATCTCACTAAATGCTGGTGAAGAAGAGAGAGCAATTGACATTGAAGAGATGCGTGATTCGCTTAAAGCATCCGTATCTTCTATGGCTGCTGCAATTCCACAAATGGTAATGCAAGGTCAAGATCCAATGAAGATTGTTGAAAAAATGGCAAGCGTTATTACTGATCGCAAAAAGGGCATTGCTCTTGAAGATGCAGTAGCAAATGCTTTTAAGCCAGAACCAGCACCAAAACAACAACCAGCACAACCAGGAATGCCAGAAGTACCAGCAACTCCTGAGCCAATGGCTGGTGGTCAAGCACCACAACTTCCACAAGGTAGACCGCCTATGCAAGAACTTCTTGCAGGTTTAACTGGTGGAGGAAATCCAAATCTATCAGCGAGAGTTACTCGCCAAATACCAGCATAATAAGGAGAAACAAATGTTCGGAAAACAAGGCAAAGCAGCTAAGGCTCCTACTTCAAGCGCAATCATGGGCAAGAAGAACAGTGGCTCAGTTAAGGGTGGCGGAAACGTAAAGCAAGGCGTCACACCAAAAGGCATTAAAGGCAACAAAAACAAACTTAAGTAATTTCATTTTATAAGTAAAGGATAACTATGGCAGCCAAGACTCCAAAGAAATTCAGGCAGGCACGTAAGGCTGCCAAAGTTGACGCTAAAAAAGTCTTTAGTGGAAAGACTCAAGCACGTCTAAAAGATAAAACAAATCCACTAGGTAAGTTTTCTGCAGATGATAAAGAAGCTCTTAGCGATGTAATGAAAGAAGCTAAGGGTAAATATATTACCGACGATAAAGGTAATAAGATTAAGACTACTAACGTATCTTCTAAAGAAGCAGCAGCAGAATACTTCCGTAATCAAAAGGCAGAAAGAGAAGCTTTCCGTTCTAAAATGAGAGCAGAGTTTGGTGAGTATGCAGGCAAGAAAGCTACTCAAGCAGATTATGATTCTAATCCACAACTTAAAGAACGAGCACCTAAAGCTGCTCCAGGAAAGCCAGCACCTAAAGTAACTGAGACTGGTAAAGTTCGTAGTGCAGTAACTGCAACTGAAGTTAAACCACAAGGTTACAAGGTCGATAAGACAGGCAAGAAAATTAAAACAACTGCCAAAAAAACAATGGCTGAAAATGTTAAAGCTTCAGGCAGAAGTGCTTCTCAAAACAAAATGTTAAAAAAGGTTGATTCAACTAAAGCACCAGTTGTTAAAAAAGGTTTTGCTGCAGGTAAACAACTTAATGCAGAAGGTAAAGCAATCTATGACAAGCTTGTCAAAGAAGGCGTTAAGCCAAAGTCTGCACTTAACAAGGCTTTGTTCCGTCAGGAAAAGGGAGCAAAGGTAGCAGCTAAAGCTGCAGCACCTATTGCCAAAGCAGCCAAGTCTGCTGCTACAGCGGTTAAGAAGCAAGGTCCAGTTAAGTTTAATAAAGAAATTACAGATGCTATTAAACGTAATGAATCAGGCATGACTGCTCGTCAAGAAGCAGCATTACAACGTAGAGTTCGTAAAGAAGATCAAAGAATGTCTAAGCTTCGTGCTGCTGATCCAAAGAAGTTTGATGCAAGAGAAAAACTTGCTCGTAATACCAAGATAACTCCTGCTCAGTATGCAAAAGAAAGAGCAAAGATTGGTGATACAGTAAGACCAAAGCCTGCTGCAGCCCCTACACCAGGTAAGTATCTTGCAATGCAAAATGCAAAGAAAACATCTACAGGCAAAGAACTTGTTTTACGTCCTAAAGCAGGTCCAGTTGCGGTTAAAGCAGCAACAACATCTGCTAAAAAGAAGTTTACTGCAAAAGGTGCAGCACTAGGTGCTGCTAGATTAGCAGGCAAAGCAGTTACAGGAAAAGTTGGAATGGCAGTAACTGCAGCATCTTTACTAGGTGGTCCACTAATTAACCAACTTACAAAAGATAAGAACCGCATTACATCTGCTGATGTAATGAAGGGTCGTGAACAAGCTGCTATTAAAGCCAACGCTCCTAAAGTTAAAAGCCGTAGTAATCAACCACGTATTACTGGACAAGGAAAGTTTATTGGCAAAGGCAGCGTTCCTACAATAAGTTCAGGTGGAGCTACAAGTACTTATAAAGTAAATGCTGGAGATACATTGTCTGGTATTGCTAAAAAGTCTGGCGTATCTCTTTCTGAGTTAATGGCTGCTAATAAAAATATTAAGGATCCAAGAAAGATCTACAGAAATACATCAGTTAAGATCCCATCAAAAGGTAAGTTACCTGCTGGTGGTTATACAGGTCCTGTTCCATATCGTCCTAAAAAGAAGTAGGTAACTTATGTCAATGGTTAATCCTGCTGCTATTCCTATGCCTGGGGCAATGTCTAATCGAAGTGACTTGCCTCCAGCACAAGGTGCGAAACGATTACCAGATGCAGCATATGGTGAACAAAAACAATTTTTAGCAGATCAAAATGCTGCACCTATGGCTAAGGCTCAAAATCCTTTAGCAGATATCATTCCATTAGGTTCTGAAACACGTAGAGCCAATGAACTTGTTACTGCTGGAGTTGGTGGTAATACCCCTGGTCCAGGTAGGGAAATACTTAATATACCAAACCCTGCGGATACACAAATTGCAGATCTATCTATGATGGCTAAATATCTTCCGTTGATGCAGACCTTTGCTGATTCGCCTAATTCAACTGGAACTATGAAAGCATTTACTAAATATTTAAAAAGTCAAGTAGATGAAAATATTTAAAAAGTTTGAAGAGAATCTTGAGTATCTTGGTTTTGAATTAGCACCAGTTGCTTGGGATCTAGCGCGATTAGATTTTGAATCAGATGATGATCGTTACGCACTATTAGAAGAATTAACCGCTGGAAGGGAAATTAATCCGAATGGGAATATGGGATGACTGGAGAGCTGAAACAGGCACAACTTCCACACCTAACCCTTTAAGCAGAGTTAATGAATTTAAAAAAGAAGTATTAGATAAAACTGCTGTAGGCAAGGTAGAAGAAAAAGTTGGCGGAGCATTAGCCAGTGGAATAGAAAAAGCACAAGCTAGTCCATTTAGATTTTTAGTTAACCCTGCTCTCAATGTAATGGAAAAACTTGGCGGTGCAGTTAGTGCCGTTACTCAAACAGTAGCAACACCTTTCCTTGCTGCAGAAGCAGCACGTCAAGGTCAAACAAAAGGGTTTGTACAAAGTTTTAGATTTGCTAGAGAACAAGCCAAGAAAATTTCAATGGGTCAAGCTCTTGCTACCCAAGTTGGTCAAACGGTTGGCGCAATTTTGCCAGACCAAATTACACCTACATTCATGGATAAAGACTTTAATGTCTTTGATGATAAGCAAAGAAACCAAGCTTACAAGAATGAGTTTCTTGGATGGATTACATCTGGTAGTACCGATTTAGCACTCGCTTTACTTGGAAGTAAAGGTGTCGGTGCTGCAACAAAAGCAGCAAAAACTACAGCATTAGGTTCTGAAAAGATAGCAACCAAGGCAGATCAAGATCTGTTCAAAAAGAATTTAGAAGATGCGGTTGCATGGGGTACTCGCAATGATGGAACTCCACCACCTACAGGATTATCTAAATTACTAGATGATGCAGTTAAAACAAACGATACCAGCAAAATTATTGCTAACCCATTAGTATCTAATGGATTTAATCCTAATCGTTCTGCATCTATTATGTCTCGCATTGACAACCACAGAGACATGGCTGATTATTTATTAGCTGAACGTGGAGACAAGTTAGCTTTCCAAAGATTCTTTTCTAGATCTCCTTTAATGGCTGATCATATAGATGATTATGGAATGAATAATATAGATCCAATTTCAGATCTATCTAAGATTCATACAGAATCTTTAGATCCCAAGTTAACATCTAGGTACACACAACTTATCGAAGATAAGAAAGCAAAAGATAGAGAATTTAAATACGCCTTAGAAGGTTTTAAAGACGATATCAATGTTGGTAAGTTTTCATCTTATCAACCAGGTAAGTTTTCATCTATTGAGTCAATTAAACTTGCCAAAGAAAAGATTAAACTTGAAGCTAAGTTTGGTGATCTAAAGTTATTTGGTAAAGATGGTGGCAATAGTTGGCGTACTCAGGTTTACCAATCATCTCCATATGATCGTGTTATTCGTACCATTGCTTGGGTGGGATCAGGTCGTCCACAGGGAATGATTAATATATCAAACCCACGTAAGTATGAATCAGCAATGGATGTGCTTTCAGATTTAAATCGTCTACAGATTCTTCGTGGTCAAGATGGTACAGATTTTAAACGCAAGATGGTATCTAGGTATTTAAATGCCCAAGATGATACTCAACGTGCAATTGCTTTAGATTATATTGAGCAACAGGTAATGCTTCGCCTTGCTAAATTTGCAGGTGCTGGAGATGTTCAAGATATTAGAACCGCTGCTGATCAGGTGAAACTGATCACCAGTTGGCATGAAGCGGTTAAAGGTCGTCGTCAAACTGTTAAAGAATATGCTACAAAAAATGGTTTTGTTCCAGATGAAAACGGTGGAATTAACGTAAGCAACTTCTTTTCTATTTCAAACGAAGCGTCAATTATTCCAATGCTTGATTTTCGTAAGTTAGAAATAGAAGTTATATTAAATTCTAAAAGAACTTTAGGTGCAAGATCACCAATCACCGCTGGGCAGGTTAGAGGAGCAGTTACCTCTAAGGGTCTTATGGGTACTGGTGAGTTTTTAGACTTAGCAAACGCAACATTCAGCAACTTAAACCTAATTCGTCTTGCTTACATCCCAAAGAACTCAATAATTGATCCATTTGCTAGAGCAAGTATGGCTCTTGGTAACTTAAGTTTACTTAAGAATGTAATTCCAGGTGTAAATAATCTTGTTCATAATGCTAGTTTAAGAACAGATTCAGCAAAAAGATTTATTCCAGGGTCTCCATCTAATCATGCTCGCAAAGTAGAGAAGCAAGCACAGAAAGAAATGGATATCCTTGCTGGTGAGTTAAAGCCAGTAGTTGAAAGATGGGAAGCTGCTCAAAAAACTCTTGATGATGCAGAAAAAAACCTTAATGCTGCAGTAGCAGCACAGGCAAAAGCCGAAGCTGCGCTTCGTAACTCATCTAAAACCAATAAGGCAGACCTTACTGCTGCTAAAAACAACGCAGATTATCAAATGTTCTTAGCTCAGAGAGCTTTTGTTGATGCAGATGATGCATTAACTAATAGTGCTGACATGGTAAATGGTGTTTCTTCACTAATGAAGAAACATAGAGATACTCTTACCGCTGCTGCAACACACAGAGCAGAGTTACAACAGTATAAATACCTAGGACAAGACAAAGAAATCCTAGAAGTTGGTGGTAAGAAGTATACTATTGATGGTTTAGCTGATCCAAACATTCGTGGAGCAAGTGCTTATCTTGCTGAGATGGATACTGCTGCTAACTTTATTAATACTCAATCACAATCTCAGATTTCTAGACAATTAAGAGCCGATGGCACACGATTTGTAACCATCAAGCGTAATGAAGTTAAGCCATATATGAATGCTTTAACTCATATTGCTAATCGTCAAATTCGCCAAGAGTTAGATCTACCACTTGGAATGATGTTCCGTGGGGATTCACCTATTGAGGTTGTTAGATGGCTTTATAAAGATACTAAAGGTGCTGAGTATCGCCGTCGTATGGAATCTCGTGCTGGTAAACCAATGGGTCAAGATGATTTTTTAAACTGGGCTACAGCAACTCAAGATAAATTATTCAAGATGTATCCAGATCCAAACATCCGTGAGATCATCTTAAATAGAAACGTCAGTATTGACGAGATGACTGCAGCATTAAAAAATAGACCAGACTTATTACCTGAAATTGATGGACCAAATATTGATCTATCAGATTTAAACAATTTAGAGCGTGGTCTTGTTAAGACTCAAGGTGCAATTGATGCAGCCTGGAGAGTCTTAGCAGCATCTGAAAATAGAATGGTTCGTAATCCACTCTTTCTTACTTACGTAAGAGAAGAGATGAAAGATCTTATTGCAGCAGCACAACGAAATGGTATAGATCCATCAGATGCTGTAGTTAATAACGAGTTCCGTCAAGTTGCATATCGTAAAGCCACAGATCGTGTAGAGAGAACCTTGTACTCCTCACGTCGTCTAAGTAATGGTATGTATGCAGCACGGTTTGCAATGTCTTTCCCTCTAGCATTCTTTAACTCACAGGCTGTGGCTCTTCGCCTTATGGCAAAGAACCCAGTAAACGCTTATTGGTATGGAACTATTGCCAATGCCTTCGATAACTTTGAATCATATGAGGATGAAGAAGGTAATACTTACAAAAAGGCGTCAGATGCCCCAGCGGGTACTAAGTTAACAGTTAGATATCCAATACCTTATGGCGATAAACTACCAAAAGGTATTAAAGATGCACTTAAACCATTCACCGACCCTCGTGGTGGTGGAGTAAAGTTTAATCCAAAGCAAATGGAGTTCATGGTTGCTGATCCAAGCGTATCTTGGTTTGGTGGAATTACATTATCTGAACTTGTTAAGAATGGTATCAACGCACCAGGCGGATTGTGGAAAGTTTATGGCGAAGATATATCAGAGGCTTTAAGAGATACCTTTGGTGATGACTTCTATGAGAATAGCTTGCTTTATGGTGGCTATCCAATTGAAGGAAAGAACGCTTTCTTTACTACAGCAAATGCAATAATGCCAAGTTACTTGCAGTCTTTAATAGACGCAGGTAAGTTCCCTGGATTTAAGAGTGAACGTTTTGCTGATGATGTAAACATGATGTTCAGAGTTCAATACTCTGAATGGGATCGTAATGGTCGCATAGGTAATCCACCTAACATGGATTCTGCTGCTAAAGCAGCAGCAAATATGGCTTTTGTTAGATCTATAGTTCAGTTCTCTGCACCTATTTCTGTTAGTTTTGATCCAGTAACAAGGGCTGCAACTCAATACTATAGCGATCTAGTAACACAGTTTAATGGTGATTACGATAAAGCTCAAGATAGATTTGTTCAAGACTTTGGTGTTGATGGTCTAGCCTTTATTGGATCTAACCGAAAAAATGTAGCAGGAGTAGCAGCAAACTTATCTGATATCAAGATGATACGTAATAACCCAGAGTTATTAGAGAGTATCGGAAGATACGATACTAAGTTTGCCCAGATGTTATCGACTGGTTATGGCGATCTAACGGATGAATACTCTACTGAAGTTGCTGCAATATATAAGAAGTTAAATTTTCCTGGTGGATACAACTCACCATTGACTCAACAAAAGAGTGCTGAAGAAGTTAGAGCATCTGTTGAGGCAAGACGTGGATGGTATGAATATGACAAGCTCTCTAAATGGAGAGATGCCATGATGTATCAGTATGGTATCAAATCTACTTCAGAAGCAAGATATGAATCTAGTGGTATACAGGCATACTTTAATAATCAAGTTGCCAATATCAGTGGTGAGTTTAAAGGCTGGGCTGACGAACGTCAGCAAGGTCAAAAAGACTTTTGGAATGTAACTGTTCCAGTAATTGAAGAGATTGTTAGTAACCAGAAGTGGATGAGCCATGCTGGTAAACAAACTAATAAATGGAGCGAAATTGCTTTTTATCTTCAACAGATTAAACAATGGAAGAAAGATTACGACTTGGTCATGAACGATCCTCGTCGTGAAAGAGATTTTGATACATTCTCAGCAAGGTGGTTTGAAAACATGCCTCAACTAAATCCAGATTCGGCGGTAAGATAATGTCAACTAATTTTGTTTACGGTTCTGGCAACCCAAATCCTGGTTTTGTTTCACCAGCAAATCCTCTTCCAACACTTCAAGGAAGAACAAATCCAATATCCCTACCTGGTGTTTCAGGTGGAGTTACTATAGAAGAAGGAAAAGCTTGGTTTAAGTTTCTCAAGAATAATAACAAAGCACGTTACGATCAATTGATTGCAGAAATTGTTGCAAGAGGTGTACCTAAATCAGCAGCAGCTAAAGTTTGGGGCGATGCTCTTGAATGGGTATCATCAATTGGTTCACCAAGTTCTAACCCAGAAGATTACTTAGATATTTTAGATCCATCAGATTACCAAGGTACTGCTAAGAAATATGGAACTACCAAGGTACGTGATGAGCGTGTAACTCAATATAGCCCATCTGCTGGTGCTCAAACTATTTCAGATACTATGGAACAAGAACTTGGTCGCACTGCTTCCACTAATGAAATAACAGCAGGAACAGCAGCGATGAACGCTGCTGCTACGAAAGAACCATCTATATTTGAAGGAACTACAACTACCGCTCCTGGCGGTAAAGGTTTTGAATTAGGTCAGACAACTACCAAAGGAACTCAAACAACTGGATTTGATCCAACTATGTTTGCTCGTAACTTTGCTCGTAGCCAACCAGATTTTGCAGAATCATTTGCTGCCAAAAATGTATTAAAGATAGTTAGCGAACTGTTAACTGACAGAAATGCTATTGGAAATGTGGTGAGCTAGTGGCATATACAATTAAAAAAGGTGACACTCTTTCTGCTATTGCTAAGGCTAATAACACAACAGTTAAAGCAATTCAAAACGCCAATCCATCCATTACCAATCCTAATGTAATTAGGGCTGGTGCAACAATTCAAATTCCAGGCAAGACTGTAAAAACACCACCTGCTACAAGCAATGTATCTACTGGAATTGCAACTGGATCAACTACCAGTGTTTCTCCTGGTAGCAGCACCGTTGTTACATCTGGCATTTCATCCACTGGTGCAACTCAAATGGATAAGTTTTCTCCAGAACAACTTGCTGCAAAGTTTGGTGTTGCTGCTGCCGTTATCAATTCAGACAAGAGTCTTCAAGATGCATTAAATAAAATCCTTGGACTTGATGGTAGTGGAACTATGATTACAGATCCATTCTTGCAACAACAGGTTATTCAAGGAACTGCTTGGTATAAGAATCAAACAGATACTCAACGTCAACATGCATTTTTTAAACAAACTAATCCTGGTCAATATGCTTCCAGTTTGCAATTAAACGCAAGTGAAATTGTTAAGAAGTTTGCTGAAAATGGTTTAAGTATTACCGCTGCCGATGCTATTAAATATGCAGACCAAATGATGCAACAAGCCGTTATTGTAGATGGAAAAGTTGTTAGATACGATCAGGCTTATTTAAATAAATTAATGGCTGATTCTATTAAGTTTGATAAAACAAATACTTTTGAAAGCAATGGCAAGGTTATTTATGACCTTGATGGAAAGCTTGAGACTATGGCTCAAGCTTTATATGACAGAGCATATGACTATGGCTATCCATCAACTGTATCAAATGAAGGATTTAAAAAATGGTTTGAAGCATCAATCAAAGGATTGGTTGCTGGAACACTACAACCAGAAGATGTTGATAACGAACTAGAGCAAAGAGCAATGTCATTATTCCCTGGTTTAAAAGATCAGATGTTACGTGGTCAAACACTTCGCCAGGCAGCAGATCCTTGGATAACCACAATTG